CGTCGCTCAGTGCTGCTGCAACTAAAAGCTCTGCGTCATCTTTGTCGACCCACTCGTTTGCAAAGCCATTGAACCTAGATGTACACACGGATTGTCTGAAACTATAGAATCTGTGACCTAGACGTTCGCCTTCATCGACAAGCAGCATTGGGTGCCAGACGTCGAGTATGGTGTTGCTGTTAGGTGTACCAGACATAGCAATGCGGTACGTAAACAACTTAGATAATTTAAGCGCTGCTTTAGAGCGTTGCGAATCTTTGTTTTTAAACGCAGTGAACTCATCGATAACTAACGTATCGAACCCAGCTAAAACATGTATATTTTTTACAAGCCACTTTGCAGCGTCGTGGTTAGTAAGAACAATGCGTGCGTTACTGGCGAATGCTTTGTCACGGTTCTTGGCGTACGCAACAGCGTACGTTAACTCAGGAGTGAACTTCTCAATGTCGTCACCCCATGACGCTTCTAGTATAGATAACGGTGCAAGAACTAAGGTACGCGATCCACGGTCCTTGATAGCGTCTAGTACAGAACGCGTCTTACCTGTACCGGGATCAGATGTAATAAAACAACGGTCGTTCTTTAAGATGTGGGCAGTCGTAACTGCCTGATGCTCAAAAGGTTTTAACATAATAATCACTCGTTGATATGTTTGATATATTAGCATTACTAATAGTTTTATTCAATTTAGTTTGCTTTAATATCATCGAATATTTCTCTCTTGATTTCGGCTGTTAACGAGCGGTCTTGTTTGGTGATTAGTTTTATGTCGGTTTTTTTGAGACGGTACGTTGACCAGTACATAGCTTCCGGCGGGTCGGTCACTAGCTTGTACTCTATTATCTCTGAGCCATTTTTGTAAAAGTGCTGCATCGAGTTGTTCCTCAACATGTGCGAATAAAAGTTGTTTAATATTCATGGTGCGACCTCGATCCATCGCAACTTGCGATAAGGAAAGACAGACACTTTGACAAGCTTGAGTTCTTCGCGGTATATGCTTTTCTTTACGGTAAATAGCGTTATAGATATTATTAGGCCGCCGACCATAGCGGCAATCATGCCGCTGTATGTACCTGCGAACAGATACATAAGCAAGCCTGTTGAAACTATGTCGATAGGTATGTCATACGCAATGATTCTGCGTATGCCAAATTTAAAGATTAGTACTAGTAAACCTAGTGCTGACAGTAGTCCGGCAAAAATCATAGAACACCCCTGCTATTGCTGCGGTTAAAAGAATTAATTCGTAAACATTAAATAAAACAATTATGTTTTGTGCCATTTGTGATTCCTAAAAAGTAAGTACACAAGCATGCCTATCCCTATAAGGAATAGCAGTGCGAAAAAAGCAAAGGATATGACTTGTGCGAGTAACGTGAGGGATAAAAAAATGATACAAGCACTTATGATATAAGTAAGTGCTGTACCAAATAGTTTTTTTAGTTTCATTGCGATCTCCTTTTTCATTCTTCATGAGGACAATTTTAATTCCTGTCGGGAATAAGGCGCAGCTTACTAAGCTACACCCCACCTACATTGTGGCTCGTCACCTTTACGGTGAGGACACCACCTGCAGCTGTCTTTGCTAGGCGTTGGGGCAAACTCTGTTTCTGTAGTCATCTTCACTGCGCGTCGATGAAACGCAGGAGCAAACAGCATGGCTTGCTCTCGGGTGTATGACTTCTTTGTAGTTTCACCTTCGCCTTTAGCGTTTTTGTGATCAAGATACCAGAACTCTGTTTGTACAAACTGCAGGTTAGGATGTCTAAAGAATGTGCCAATTGCATACAGCAAACCTTGCTGGCTGTGAGCTATTTCATTGCCCCACTTTTTACCTGTTTTGTAATCTATAACGCGGGCTGATGTTTCGTCTTCGTGTACTAAGCCGTCTAGTTTGATACGAGCCCAGGTTGCTTTTTCCATCCAGCCGACTACGCCCCAATCAACGTCAAAGCCCCAGTCGCCTTCGAGTTCTACTTTAGCGTCAGCGTATAGCTGTCGTAATTCTTCAAACTCTTCTTTGAATTTGAATAACGAGTCGTGCATTTCGCCCATTGTGCCGTTGACATAGTCTTCTGCGTATTGGTGGATCTGCGTACCGCGATCCATAGCTGCACTACCAGGCTCTTTAATACCTTTAACGCGCGTGATGTATGTTCTATACGCACATTCTTCGAAGACTTTAAGCGCTGAATAACTCCAAGCGCGAATTTCTCCTAGTACAGCAGGTTTTTCAAAGTCAAGTAGGTCGGCTTGTGGGCTCTTATCCTGAGTTAACTTGATCATATATAATCCTAGATACTAATAAACTGAAGTATTAGTATAACTAATAGTTTTACGCTGCAACAAGTAGTTTTTTATCTTTAGCATCGAAGTATTTATCAGTAATTTCTTCGAGAGTAAGTCGGTTAGTTTCCCAAGATGTAACAACGCCCCAAACTCCGTTAGAGGACGATCCAGTTACGCCAAATATTCGCTTACGTTCTTTAACAATACCGCAGCGCTCAGCTTTCTTTTGGAACTCGCGTTGCGATAAGCGATGGTCTGTAAGGACGCCATACACTAGTCGCAAGTGCTCTAGTGGGATAACTGAGTGGGGCCACTGTGATTCAGCGATCCATTGTTTTACAAAGCGTTGTGCTGAAGTTATTTCTTGGCCTTGCATAACATTTGTTAATTCGATATCTAAGATATCTATAAAGAATTCTAGGTTGCCGTGTTTGACTGCGGCAAAGAACTCTTCCATAACAGACATAGTTACTTGGGCCATTTGTGCTTTAGCGTTGTTAGCTATAGGTGTATGTACAAGTTGTTCTACTACTTTGAAGTGGTTAAGAATAGCGGCAAATACAGGCAGTTCAGCTTCGATACCGCCGATTTGTGCTATTACTTCAGGGTACACAGCTTCTAACTTCTGCTCTTGTCTTGGGGCAATGTTGTACCGTCTGTCTCCTTCTTCGATTTTAACGGCGTCAGGCCGGTTAGTAAGAAAGATATAGTTTGTAAAGTTAGGTACTTCTGCTTGGTTAGATCGCATAGCGCGAATCGTTAAAGTAGGGTCAGTGATATTTGATTTTAATTTGTCAGCAATTTTCATAGTGCCTGCACTGGCTGACGCCATGTGGAATTCATCAACTACAAGAAAGAGTGCTTGACGCATGTAAAGGTTAAACTGTTCTTCAATGCTTTGTAGTGTTCGCATAGGCACATGTGATACTCCAAATAGAGGTCTGAGTACCTTAGTGTAGAAAATACCTTTGCCAGTGCCTGGTACGCCTTGTAGTAGCCAAGCTGTTTGTGCTTTTTTCCTGGTCTGAAAGATATAAGCTAGCCAGTTGGTAAAGTGTTCTACTTCAAGGGACTGCCCGCCTAAGATGTGGGTGAGCAGTTTGTATATCAGCGGGCACGAAGCAGCGATTTGTGGAGAGTCACCTACGCTTAACGCTTCGTGTTCACGGTCCGATAACATATATTCTGTTTTACGGAACATATTTATAGAGTACGGCACGGTAGCTAAGTTAACTGCGTCGTTTGAACATGTTGGATCAAAGTATACTTTTGCATCAGGTACGTAGTCTGGTTTAGTGCGACCATGAGATCGCATGAAGCCTTCGATGCTAGATGATGAACAAGGTGTTAACGGAAATTCTGTAGAGAATTGGTTTAAGTTAGGATCAAACACGCCGTTGTAATACGTATCGGTGTCGTAATCACGCATAGATACTGGGTAGTGTGCCCTTCCCTCTTTAGCCATTTCTTCTTGGTAATGGTCATACAGTGACTTATAGAAGTCAGGATCTGCTAGCTCGATAGACCAAATAGGTTCACCTTTAAAGTTAAACATATAGGTGGGATCTTCGAGTTTAAAGTAATACGCGTTGCTGTCTCCGCCGTTAACGTTACATCGAATGTACGGAGGGTTTGTATCGTCAGTTATATTAATAGACATACGATCAGGGTTAGTTAGGATCTCTTCTGACTTGTTGTCTACAGTAGCAATAGTTAATCGTTCTTTCTTTGCATTAAACCCGCGTAATACACGCAGCTTGTTTTTATGATCGTTGCTTTTTTGATAGACAACTTCTGGGCTGATGTCAGCCATTAATGCTGCAAGATCTAGTGTATCGCTAATCCCAGAAACGCGCACGACCCGATCAGCAGGGGAACTGAACGGGTCGTGGGTTTCATCTTCAAACGTAGGAGGAGCGATGAAGATAAGTTTTGAGTTGTCAGCGACGCTGACGTCTAGTGGATATTTTAATGAATGCCCATTAGATGATAACTCTAGTTGTGAACTAAAGAGCTGCGATTCAAAATTCGCATTCTGTAGCCACAGCTTTACTGCTTTAGCAGGTAACGCAGTTTTTAGCAGGATAAAGATATGTAGTGATACTTTCTCACCTTTAAGGCCGAGACTGGCTGATGCTTGCGCAACGAAGCTGCAGTCTTGCACTGTTGGTGGTAGCTCACGCATAACTTGTTTCGCTAGCTTACTGACATCGGTGTTAGAAAACGTCTTTGGGTTTGTATGCCCAGGCAGTTTAATGCCGTCGATGTCGAGTACAAGTAGATTGGAGTACGCAACACGGTTAGTCTTCCCGGCTCGCGACTCGTTTTGTAAAGGACGTTTGAGGTCGCCTTTAAGCAGGCAATGACCTGTATTGGCATGATCATTAATAAGCTGCTCAAGCATTGCTAAGCCAGCGTTATCTAATGGTATCTCATGCTCGTAAGATGTAACGTTTTTGACGTGCGGATATGGGGTAAATCCATTTTTAGGACAGTGTCGTTTGCTTAGCCGTTGTCCATTGACGGCTTCTAAAAATGTTAATTGCATGGCTCCTCCTACAGAGACTAAAATATAACATAGTATTAGTGATACTAATATTTATTTTTGTAGAAAAAGCGTCTTATCGAAGATTTCTTGTCTATCTATTTTAACAGTACTGTCCGCTTCAAAAGTTATTCGAACTTGATTGCGATCAATCCTTGATATTTTGATATTCGCTAAGACGCCGTCGTCATTATGAATGACTATTTGTTCGTTTAGTTTGCGAGTTAATACTAATCTGGACATAGTTTATTTACTGTAACTTGTGTCATATCCGCCTTCGGCATCTAGGGGTAGATCTAAAGCCCATGCGGGGGGTGTGCACATGTGAGTGATTAACTTATCCATTGTAGCATCTGGTTCATTAGCATTGCTAATTAAAACGATCTCATCGTGAACTGTTAACACGACTTCCGCGTCTAGCGTGTCGTCAGCATCTATTCGTAACATTGCATCAGTAACAATGAGCCGAGATAGCGCTTGAACAACATTTTCTGTGATACGTCCGCCCCAGGTGGTTTCTGTGGCGCGCGAATCATAGGTCAGTTTACCGGCTTCATAACGCAATTTGTCGTAATGAAGTGATAAACCGTTGGGCAAGCCGATCTTTTGTGATGCAAAAGACAAGCACTGCCAATCTTCTTGGTAAGCTGGGTTAATAGTATTAGCTAACTTAGTTTCAAGTTTGCTCCATAAACTTGGTATGCCTGCGTAGGTAGTACGGTAAGTACTGACTACGTCAAACGCTTCGCTTGTGCTGAACTTCATGGGTGGGCCCATAGCACCAGCTTCGAGTGTTACTTGGAATTTGTTTGCGCCCATGCCGTAGCCAAGGCCAAGCATTGCAACTTTACCAACGAACCGTTCTAACGGGTCGGCATCTTTATTGATAGGTCTGCCATAGATGTCTGTAGCAAGGTTGGAATAGACGTCGTCGCCGTCTCTAAACTGCTGCAACAAGCTTTGTTCGTCAGCTAACCATGCAAGCATGCGCGCTTCAATGTTTGACAAGTCAGCGACAAAGACAAGCTTGCCTGGGGGTGCTTGCAACGCTAAGCGTAACGGGGATTTGCGCGGCATGTTTTGCATGTTGATCTTTTCTGTACCGCCGAAGCGGCCTGTGTGAGCTGCGTAATAACGCAACGGTACAGAGATTGTGCCGTCATCGTGCGTTGCGTCGATGAAGCGCTGCGCCCTGGTCTCGTTGATGCGACTCTTTACTGCTTTGCGCCCTGCCCACACGTGTTCGAATTGCGGATACATCTGCTGCATTTGAGTAAACGCTTTGTCGTTTTTGCCTAACGCAGGGATGTTTTTGCCGGTAGTTGGGCTAACCTTGATGGGTGGTACAAGGCCCATAGTATAGAGGTGCTCTGCAAACTGTTTATTAGAGCTAAGTATCTTGCGATCGATGTCTGCTGCAGCAATAGCTGCTTCACTAATTGCGATCGTATCGTCACGGAATTTGATTAACGCTTCACGGTTCGCGATTAGCTTTGGTTCGCAGAACATGCGACACGTCATGTCGATTAGATCCATTTCGCTTTTAGGCATTTGAGTATACATTTGATTGTACAATGCGTATGTTAAGTCGACGTCTTGTATGCAATAGCCTGCAAGAGACTCTTCTTGTTCGTCGTCAAGATCCCAGATACCTTTAGCATCCATGAGCTCGTCGCCTTTACGCATGGTATTGTCATCTGGAAAGACGCGAACTGCGCAATCTTTGAGTCGTGCAGACTTACCTGGGGCTAACGCTCGCGCCATAGCTGCGGTATCTATATAGTATTTAGGTATGTGTTTGTAATAGCGAGTTAATATATAGCCGTCAAAGGGGGTGTTGTGACAGATAAGGGAGGCGTTGCTCCAATCGATCTCGTCGATAGCTGCTTGTGCATCGTCTTCGCCGTACCACTCTGTGTCATCATGATTTATCTTGATGCCAACGCCCCACACTTTGAACTCTGGACCGTTAACGTAGTCCATTGTTGTTAGTTTGGTGAGGCTGTATTTAGCAGAGTAGTAGGTTTCAAAATCTAAGGTGATTAAATCCATGTATTGAAAGTCCTATTTTTTTGTCTTATATTTTGGCGCGTGACTGTTGTAATTTACTTTGTCTTCTTTACGAATGCCGAACGGTAGCGTTATGATTTCACCGCCTGCTTTAACAAAGTCGTTTACTTGGTCGTTAATTTGTTTGCGGATGGCCGCATTTTTACACGTATGACCTATAGACATTAAAAAGGTAATCTCAGTTGAGGATCGTTAGATTCATGCCTGGCCATGATTTCAGATTCTATTTCTTTGAATTTGTGTTTTAACTCAGAGTAAGTAGCAGGCATGTTAGATTGCAGCCAGACGGTTGTGTACGTCGGGAACTCTGGTGACGTTGTGTAGGGATCTAAATCTTTGATTTTTTCGAAGTATTCGTTGGTTTCCATTGCATCCTCCTAGATGGCTGATTTATTTGTTAAGCTCTTCTTTTATTAATCGCTCGAGATACCAACGCGCTTTGCGTAGGTCTTCGATGGGTTTCTTTTTGTAACGGAACCTGTGAAGGTATTTTTTAATGCTCCCTTCGAGGTAGTCTGTGAACCCTTCCCCAAGGCTATCTTTTAGATAGTCAATGCACTCAATGGCGCCTTGATTGTAATGAGGAGGTTGTTCTACATTGACTTGGATATCGTAAGGGTCTGTATATTGCTCAACCTGAGCATGCTTCTTTGACATTTTGTCCCACTCTGATGGTGTGGCGTTATCTAGTGACATTGAACTTTCCTAGTAGTATTAGTAACAGTTATAAATATTACCATTACTAATACTTTAGCTCAACAGTTTTTGTCATTTACGTGAGGGGTTATTAACGGTCCGAGTCCTATGTTTAGTGCAAATTGCACGTCACGTTCGTCATCGGGGTTGGGTGGTAAGAATGGTTTGTAAACGCCCTGCTCTTCTACGAAATCGCTGTAGTCGTTGTAAGGGTCGTCGCTGATGCTGCACGGCATACGGTTCATGATTCGTCCTCTTTTAAATATTCTGTTAATGTTTGTTCGACTAAATTCATGGCGTTGCCGATTTCTACGTATTCTGGTTCGTGTCCTTCGTACCCCAAACAATCTTTTCTGTAGTGATCTAATGAATCCCAAACAATTTGAAGCGCCTCTTCTATATTCGGTGCATATTTCGGTGTTAAATACATTAGGATTCTTCCTTTTTGAATAGGATTTGTTCGCCTGGCGTTAGACATTTTTCGTGAACTCTCCATGCGCCGTCGTCGAATAGGTGGCGCAGAGTGTTTTCGCCGTAGACTTGTTCTACGCCTATGTCTTCGTCTAACTCGATTGAGTCTGGGCACCTGTCGCAATCTAATCCCATGCATTCTGCGCATGCGTACCCGTCTCGATACTCGGCTTTACCGTTTGGTAGTCCGTGGTACGTGTCTGCGGGCAGGCGGTTTACGAATCTGCCTGAACCAAAGACGGTTGGGCGTTCGCAATGAATACACGGCTGCGGCGATTCAAGGTACTTGTTCATCGAGGGTCATATCGATAGTTTTTCCACGAAGTAGGCACGTATCCTTTTGGGTAGCCAAACACGTCGCCTTCAATCGTTGGTAAGAACCCTTGCGCTTTAACTTGTTTTGCTTTTTGTAAGTAGAACGTAAACGTTTTTTTGGCTTCGCTGTAGCTCGCTTCTCCATCTTGGAATATAGCTTCGTCAGTCATATATCCGTCAAGATCTTGATAGATAGCGTCAGCTTCGGCTTGGTTGCGCGGAGCAATTACGCGTTCTCTTAGTCGATACATTCCGTCAGAACACTGACCAGTGTTATAAATTGTGTCACTCATGGTTAGTACTCCGATGGCAGCATGTGAGTAAATCCGTTTTCGTTACGGGTAGACCATATTTTTATGGTTTTAAGTGGGAAGTCTGTGTATGGCACAAGCTGCGAGGCGATGATATTTTCGTTCATATCATCAAGCTTTACAGTTGCTGTGTTGTCTTCTTGAACATTAATAATTGATTGCACCATGTCTTCTCCAAGTCGTGTTACGTGGCTATCGATAACGTCGAATAGCCAGAACGCTTGCGCAGATTCTGCGAGGTATAATGCCCCGTCAGTCAATACACTTTTAGTGAGTGGGGACCATTTTGTAAAATGATACGAGCCATAAAACTGAGGTAAAGTCGCTTCAATTTCTACTGAACTAATCTTCATAACTGTCTCCATAATTCCAGTGGTTTGATGGGTTGTAACTATTATTAGATCGAGGGGTGTAACCCTCGTAGGTGTTGTCGTTATCTAAGGGGTAGCCGTTATATACATTAGCTGGGGGAACGGCTAATGCAGATCCTTTTTGGTTATTAAGGGTCCACGGAAACTTTGTTGCGGGCATAATTTGGTTTTTGACTTTGCTTTTTATTTCAGCAGATAAGGCTATAACTTCTGCAGTTGTGAGTGGGTCAAAGTAGCGTTCTACATTTACTGAGTTGTAAGCAATGCCTTCGTCGCGGAGATACAAGTCAACTTTCATTTCGCCACGTTTGTTTATAATGCCTCGGATAAACACGGGGCATGTTTGGAGAAACGTTTCTACTTGAGTTTCGTCTTGTCTGCTGGGTGTAACACCCATGTCGACGTGGCTGTGGAACCATGCGTACATAGTACTTGGGTCTTTACCTTCAGCAAGAATTGCTAAGTATGTTTCTTCTACAGCTTCGCCAGGTATATCAGTTTCTACTGCAGTGACTTCTTGAGATGGTAGATAGACTTCGGTGAGCAAGTAAGCTTCGTCGTCAATTTTGTCTACGGTACAGAACCAGCCTACTTCTTTTGAGCATTCGTCGACGATTTGCTGCATTTTCTGAAAGGCTCTTGGTTCGATGTACACGGTTGGCGTTAACTTCGGAGCTGTTAAGCCTGGTCCTTCTATGTAACTAAGCCGGGGGTCTAGCCCACCGGTGTCTACGGAGTATGGACTTATTGGTTTGGGAGTTGTTTTGATCCCTGATTTAGTTTTTTTACGCGACATTTTAGTTACCTTTTGAAATGATTAGTGGTTTTAGGAATAGCTCGATGTTTGGGTCAACACCTACAAGGTCTGTACAACTAAGAATAAATTGCCATACGGCTAGGTTTGCAATAACTGATGCGGTAGTACCTACGCTAATGCTTGCGCCACAAGCTGATGTTTCGCCAGGTGCATCGTCATCAACTAAACTGTCAAGCCATGCGAGGCTGTCTGTGTAGTTGTTAGGGTTAACAGTATTTACATTGCCGTGCGTTGAGGCCATGCGTGTTTCAAACACACGGTGTATGAACGGGTTGGCTGCGCAAAACGTTTCGAATATCTCACGGCGTGATGACATAGTGTCAGTTAGGATGAAAATTGAGCCGTCGAACTCGTTGCGCCAGCTTGATGTAATTTTCTCATTTACAAAGTTCATGGTGTCAGGGGGTGTGACGCCTGTTTTAAGGGTGTAATAGTCACGCAGCGCATCGACTTTAGGCATACCTATATGTTTATTGAGGTATATCTGGTTGGCAAGGTTGTGTGATTCGACGTTGTCGAAGTCATAAATAGATATATTAGTAATACCTAGTTCGATAAGAGCTAGCCATAGCCGTGAACCTGTTGCTCCAGCGCCGATAATGTGGACAGGTGCTGGATGATCAAGCGGGTTAAATACTGACAAATGTCGGGATAAGTTTAAATCACTCATCATCTGAGTCCTCATATGGATAATTAGTAGTTATTTCGTTTGTAAGGATCTGCAAAGCGGTGGCATTGCAAAACCCTTGGCTACGGGCGTCGATTATTTTGTGGATAGTTTCGCGAGAAAACGTGGGATTTTTTGCAGCTTGTAATCTGTAAAACGATTCTAGGCTTAGTGAGCCCATTTCTGTAAATTGAGCAAGGTAAGGTTCTGGTTGTTTTATATTACTGTTTTTATCTTGGAGAATTATTATTGCGAAGTCCTGAGCTGAGCAATAATAATGATCAAATACTGTTACGTTATGTTTTTCTTCGTAGTACTTACGGTCGTCGTTGTCTATGTGGCCCCACGTTGTTGCAAAGTACAAACGGTAGTCGTGTTTGATATTTATGCTTTTAATAAAGCTGCCAACACTGGAAGCGGCGTTCATACGTTTTTCATAATAAGCTAGGTTTAACTGTTCGTTGTTAGACCAGGTGGCTACATATGCTAGTCTTATAATTCGTATGGCGAGTAGGCTTGTTTCGAACTCGCGTTGGATGTGAACCGCTAACGCGCCGAAACAGTTTGAAATATTAGGTTCTTCGAAGCACCCCGGAAGCGGCGCGATTTCGCTTTGGGCAAGCAGCCATTCATAGGCTTTTAAAGTGTCTTCATAAGGTACAACGTCTCGAGGATCGAAGTCTAAAGCGAATGCGCTATTGATCTGAAAACCATCGTCTTCGAGCTCTGCAAACGGGTCAGGCAATAACGTGCGTATTGGTGCCCACCTGTGCATGTAGCCGCCAGCGCAGTCTCTGTAGTCGTATTGTTCTAAGTACATAATTAGAACTGTGATTTGTAGCGGGATATTTAAGTCATGTTGAGCGTTACTGACGGCTTGCTCAAAGTCACCTAGACAAGGGGCGTATCGAGTTATCCAGTGAGGGTGAGCAAGGTTTCGTCCGCAATACGCTTTGTGTTTTTGGCCGATATTTTTGGATACATTAAGGGTGTAAACAAAGGTTGTAGTACCGTGTCGAGTGTCCCACCTGACGCCTAAGATTAACCCTGGGATAATAACGTTAACGTTAGGATCTTTGCCGTAGCTTCTGAATTCGTCTTCAATATATTCGATGTTGCTGCTAGACGGTTTGCACGTAATATCGTTAAGTTGGATAGATATAGCGTTTTTACGAAATATTACTTTTTTGATTGCAGACATAGCCATTAGTTGAGCGCGGAGCTCGTTGCGTGAAGTCACAACAGGTTGATATGCGCCGTCAATTAAGTCTGAAACACGAGTCATGAATTGTTCTTTAATGACTTGTAAATTGTTTGTGGAATACTCGCTGTGCATTAAGTCGCCGCTAAAGTCACGGCACTTTTGATTCCATTGCGGGTGCATGCGCCCGAAAGCTATTTGTGTATCCATTGGCTCCTCCAATTGAATATATTATTAGGGTTGTAAGTCTTACTAACCGGAATTAGTAAGACTTACTGAGGTCGAACTAAACGTTACCTTTTGCACTGTTGGAGATCGTAATGTTTTGGCCGTTGGTCAGCATGTAGCTAACCTCTGCTTCATTACCGTCTACTTTGAGCGCGTAACCTGCGCCTACAGCCATGTCAGCTGCGGCTAATGCGTCAGCTACGGTTGCGTCGTCTTCTAGTGCTACTTCGCGGATGGTTCCTGGTATTTGCATAACTTTTACTGTAATCATAAGTTTCTTCCTGGTTTATTTAGGTTTGTGGTGCTGGTTGCTTGGCTTAGATCGCACCGACTCTAAGTTGCGTTGCTCTATGTGACGCCAAATAAGCTAAGCTCATCTGTCGTGTCTGTTAGTTGGTTGACAACGGGGTATGCGATTGCTCCATAAGTCCCGTCGAATGCTTCGCTATTTGACCAAAAGACGTTAATGTCGATATCTTCAGAGAACGATAGCCATGCATCTTCTAAGTAGAATTCTTTGAGGTCGTCTTCGACAAGGTTATGTATACCGTCGATAGCGCCTCGTGCGAATTCGGTTACAAGTTTGATTGTTTCTGTTTCGGCGTCGTCCCAGTAACTTACAAAGCTCATGATTGTTTCTCCTTATCTAAGAACTTTTTATATTGGGGGCTAGTAGGTACGTCGCCTTTATAAGCACTCATTTTGATGTCGCGGCAAGCTTCGCAAACACGTATAAATGGGATGTTGTTTGCATCTGATTCCCACCAGGTATAGTTGTTTTTGTGGTCGCAAAATTGGCTCATGGATTACTCCTTCGACTCAAGTTTTAGTACGGCGCTTTCTATAAGAGCAAGCGTTTGTATGCTGACGTTGGCGTTGTTAAGGAACCTACTGATTGTGTTTAGGTGTATGTCTGATGCATCTGCTAATGTTTGTCGTTTGTGTTGCAAGACGCGCGCGCGTAAGCGGTCGATGTATTGATCGGACGTGGTGCGTGGTGCAGTATTCATGTAGTTATTCCTAAGTTCGTGGTGCGTGGTGCACGGTTCGTGTTGCATAAATGATGATAGTGAAGCAGGCACACTGGGCCCCCATGCGCGGTGCGAGTGGGACATAGCGATGCATAAAAAAACCCATCCAGGCGTAAACCTGAACGGGTAACGGGAGTTAAAAGTTAGCGCGCAACGTAGCGTCGTGTTCTGTAAGCTCTTTGGTTGATGCGCGAGCCACACTTATTGGCTTATGAGCCTTTGTATGACGCAGTGCTTCGTTGTCGAGTTTACGTTTGATAGCGTTGCGGACATCTTCGCGACTAATC